CACGGCGTAATATGTCCCCAACGATGTCCCTGTCGCAAGCAAAAAGCCTCCGAAGAAAGCCCACATGGTTTTATTTGGCTTCATCTGTTTTCGAAGAGTCTCGATCTCCGTATCTCGAAGAGCCAATAGAGTTGTATTTTTTTCTGTTTCGGTTTCCAACTCTGCTTTTAAATAGTCTATTTCCAGTTGTAATTCCGCTTTTGTTAATGAAATCGCGAGTTGTTTTTGGATCTCACACTGCTCAACGGACATCTCTCGCCCAGCAATGATGTTGGCTACCGCTTCATCATTCATTAGACGACCGTGAAAGGGTGCCGCGTCGCCTTCTTCTAGGTGAACCATCAAAGGCTCAGCAAGAGCCGCGGAAAGCAAAAATAGTAACATTAGAGCCCCCACCAAGCATATCTTTTTCTGTTCTGCAAGTAGGACTCATCATGATCATTATTGTAGGCTTCTACTTCAAATGGTATTTTTCTATACGCTGTACTGCCATTCATACCTCTGAGAAGATTAACCATCCAGTAAAACAAATAAAGAGGCCAAAACCCAACAAACAACACGTCAATATATTGTTGATAATGTATCGTCTCATGTCTCTTGGTTTTGTCTGACATTTCTCCTTTACTAATCACGATCGGCCCAAGAGTAATCGCACCAATATTAATTGGAGATACATAAGATAACCAAACGGGAATCTTGCTGTTTTCAAAAAACCATGGTGTCCAAAGTTTCATTATTTATCCTTCGGAAATACAAGGATACCAAACTCCTCAGCTAAAATACGATCGATCTTATCTGGATCGTCTTTGTTATCCTCAACAAGTCTT